GAGATACTTGCTCAAAGGTTTGCAATCAAGTCAGTCTTTCTTAAGAAGACTATGTATGATCTTCAGCAAGAAATAATTACATTTGGACCTAGGATGGGTCATGATGATACTATAGATGCCTTGGCTTATGCTTGTAAATATGCAAATCCACCAATAGGATTGCAACAGTCTAAAGACGGAATCTATACCAAGCATAAACCAAGAGCAAGGAACTGGATAACAGCATGAGTGAACCAATAGCAATTGTAGGGCATAGAGAGAAAGAAGTTAAGAAATTTAAAGTAGGGCCTATTGAAAGTGATAGTGGAAATCATTTAGTAGATATAGGTTCAGTATTAATAGGGGTATTGATATTGTATTTTATTAAAAAGATAATAAGAGGTTAATATGCCAAATATATTTACAACTAAAGATCTAGGTGCAGAAGATGAAAGTGAACTAGATACAGGTGATGGGAGAAGAGACTATAACACTAAATGCGGGAAAGGCTATAAGTCAGTCAATGGAAAATGCGTCAAGAAAAAACGCTCCAAGTAATAGAGAAGAGTTGTACAAAGAGCAGCTAGCTAAATCAAAGCCAGTTATTAAAAAAATATTGGAGTATTTTAAAAATGAAACCAGCAAAGGATAAGACACATCATACTTGACCTAATAGTGGACACAAGCATCCGGTGGATGAAGTACATAAAGTTAAAGGGGGAAAGGTACATGGAGAACCTACAGGAAGCATTGACTTCTTTTACCCAGATAGCAACTACAAAGAGGGCAAATAATGGCTAAACGAAGAGATAAAAAAGCTGAAAGAGTTAGGCAGATATTTAATAGATCTAATCATTCTACACGAATGGAATGGGAGTATATAAATCAAAAAGGTTATGATTTTTCAAATGATAATCAATTAACCGAAGTAGAAAGATCTTCTCTTGAAGAGCAAGGTATGCCTACGTTTACAATTAATAGAATAGCTCCTGTAGTTGAAATGCTAAATTATTATGCTACAGCTAATACTCCTAGATGGCAGGCAGTTGCAGCTGAAGGATCTGATACTGATATTGCTGCTATATTTTCTGACATGGCAGATTATATATGGTATGGTTCTGATGGAGGAACTTTATATGGGAACACTATAAATGATGCTATTACTAAATCTATAGGATGGATGATGGTATCTGTTAATCCCGATGCAGATCATGGAATGGGAGAAGTAGAGTTAAAGCAACCTGAACCTTTTGATATTTATGTAGATCCAAAAGCTAGAGATATATTGTTTAGAGATGCTGGATTTATATTGGTTAGAAAAGTAATGCCAAAAGAACATTTGAAAACAATGTTCCCAGAGTTTAAAAGAAAAATAGCTAATGCTGGTGGGCAGGAAAGTGGTATTAATAATCTTACTGAAAAGGCTATTGGTGGCTATAGAAAAGATTTTGGATATAAAGATATATCAGACGCTGAAAGTATAAGCCTTCAAGATGGAGAACACGATACTCTCATTGAATTTTTCGAGATGTTCGAAAAAATCAAGGTATCGTACATGAACGTATTCTACAAAATACCACCAGATCCACAAGCTTTAAAGGTAATAGCAAAAGAAGTTAAAACTGTTATAGCTGAGTTAAAAGCTGAATTAAGTGTTAAGATGCTTGAGCAACAAGCAGCATTAGAACAACAATTAAAGGAAGGCAAGATACTTAAAGAAAGATATTCTTTAGAGATGCATAAAATGCAGAAACAGAATGAGCAAGCTTTAGAACAAGCTACTATGGAGCTTCAAAGCAAACTTGAGTCAGAAAAATCTAAAATCAGCAATAAAATTATTACTGAAAAAGAATATGAGATATTGCTAAAAGATGATTTATTTAAAAGGTCTGTAGTAAAAGCTGTTCAGTTTTATGATACTAGAATTAGACAAACTTGTGTAGCTGGTGATAAATTATTATATGAAAAAGTATTGCCATCTAACATAACTGAATACCCACTAGTTCCTTTTCATTATAAATGGACTGGGACTCCTTATCCAGTAAGCGCTGTATCTCCATTGATAGGTAAGCAGAGAGAGATAAATAAAGCTCATCAAATAATGGTACATAATGCATCTTTAGGTAGTAGCTTAAGATGGATGCATGAAGAAGGCTCTATTGATACTGATTATTGGGAAAAATATTCGTCATCTCCAGGAGCTTTGCTTCCTATAAGACCTGGGGCAGCTCCTCCTACACCAGTTCAGCCTGCACCATTATCTAATGCATTTTTTACTATAGTGCAAGAAGGTAAAGGTGATATGGAATATTTGGCTGGAATATATGGTGCTATGCAAGGAGATACTAAATCTCAGCATGAGACATTTAGAGGTATGATGGCTATGGATGAGTATGGAACTCGTAGAGTTAAACAGTGGATGAAGAATGCTATTGAACCTGCATTGAAACAATTAGGGATAGTAACTATGCAGTACTCTCAATCTGTTTATACTGCTCATAAAGTATTTAGAGTAGTACAACCAAACAATATTAAACAAGAAAAAGAAGTAGAAATTAATGTTCCTATATATAATGATTATGGAAAATCTATTGGGAAGTTTAATGATTATGCTTCTGCAAAGTTTGATATTAGAATTATTGCTGGTTCTACATTGCCTATTAATAGATGGGCTTATTTAGAAGAGTTAAAACAATTATTGCAGTTAGGAGTAGTTGATGACATGGCCGTATTAGCTGAAACTGATATAAGGAATAAAGAAAATATAGCTAAACGTAAAAGCGTATATTCTCAGCTTAAGAAAGCAGTGGATAGAGGCGCTGAAAAAATTAAAGATTTACAAGGTACAATCGAAACTCTGGAACGTCAATTGGTTCAAGCTGGTATCAAAGGCAAAGTTATGCAAGCTGAAATGGAAGTTGATAGAACTAAAGTCAGAGCTAACGAAGAGGTTAAATCTAGAGCTAAAGATGCCGCTAGAGATATAGATACTCAGAAAAAAATGACTCAGAACAAAATGACTGATGGAGCTGCTCAAGCTCGTCAAAGAGCTGAGACTGATTTAGAGAGAGAGCGAATGAGATTGGCGGCTGCTACAGATAAGCAGATTAACAAATTAGAACTAAATACTGATAAAAGTATAAATAAGTTGGATAATAGTTCTAAAGAGTCGTAGATTGTACGCTATAAATTTACTTAAATAAAGGAGAGATGAAATGGAAGAACAAATGAACAGCAACCCTGAAGCGTCAGGCCCTGAATCAGATGATTTCTTTGATCAGCTGGAGTCTCAAGTAAACTCCGGCATAATTGATGACCAGACTACTAAGGTAACCCAAGAGCAACCTAGTGGCACCCCTGAGGTAACCCACGCACAACCCGCTCAAGGCTCCGAACAAAGCGTAGATTGGGAGAAGCGGTATAAAGATTCAACTCGTGAGGCTCAAAAAATGAATGGAGAGCTTAAAGATTTGAAACCCTTTGCACCTATTCTTAACGCAATGAAAAACGATAGTGGACTTGTAGAACACGTTCGTGATTATTTGAAAAGTGGAGGCAAGCCTTCAGCAACGGTAGCGCAAAAGCTTAATCTTCCTGAAGATTTCGTTTATGATGCTCATGAGGCCGTAACAGATCCAGAATCTAAATCTGCAGAAGTGATGCAGCAACATATTGATTCAGCTGTTAATCATAGGGCTCGTGAAATTCTTAAAGCTGAACAACAAAGAAACGTAGAGAAACAGAAAGTTGTTGAGAAGAAAAAAACTGAGGAAGAATTTAAAACTCGTCATAATATGTCTCAAGAACAATTTGACGATCTTAAAGAAAAGGCTAAATCGCACATTATGACATTGGATGATGTTTATTATATAATTAATAGAGACCAGACAAATCAAAATGTTGCAAATGCTACTAAAGAAGATATGCTAACACAGATGCAAAATGTCAGGAATGTACCTCCAAGTGCCAGCGGAGCTGCCAGCACCCCTATGGAATCGACTCCAGATGATGGAATGTTCGATGCTATGATAGGTGTTGATGGCGATGTAGATAATCTGTTCGAATAGTTAACCTTTATTGGATTAACTATGAGGACTTAACATAATAAGTTAGGAGGGTTAATCCTATGGCTGATTTATTTAGCGTCCGACATCCCGCCGCGGATTTAACGGTACCAGATAATTTTGCAGGTAGTATAAATGATGCAAGTAGTCTGAGTACTGGTGATATTCGCAGAAAGTATAATTTCGGGAATCGGGTATCTGAATTAGCGCTCGCCCAAGATCCTTTTTTTAGGTTCTTAAGTATGGCGGCAAAAAAACCTACTGACGATCCTCAGTTTAAATATGCTGAGAAGCGTGGTAGTTGGCATAAGAGATATTCTTATGTTGTAGGTTGGGTGAATAGTGCAGGAGCAGCAATTCACAATAATGCTGAAATCAAAGACACTTCAGGTGGAGCTTTGGTTAAAGGTAATACAGTGAAATTGTATATGGCTACTGACTATCAAAATAAAGGAAATTTACAGAATGTGTATGGTCAATCATCTGGTAAGATAGATGTTGGTAATGCAAATACTGATCCTAATTTCTTTTTAAACGACCAAGTAATTAAAGTAAACTTATCTGCTACTGCTACCGGCGGTGCAACAATAGGTGGTTATGCTCTTGTGAGAATAACTAATGTTGCTGCTGCTGCGGCTACTGCATCACTAACTGGTTGGGATTTATCAACTGGTGCTGCTGATGCTGCAGGTGCATCTACTATGAGTGCTGTATTAGTTACAGGCGAAGTAGTTAGAGCTCCTGAGTCAGGTGCAGTTGAGTTATGCTCATTTAGAGATGACAAACCATTAAGACAAGTATATAGCGCAAGCGTAGCTGATGTATTAGAAGCTGCTCGTTCATATGTTGTTGGCACTGCTCATCTAGAAGGATCTGGTTTCCCAGACACATGGAAAGATCAACCTTATTCATTTAACCATGGACAGACTCAAATCTGGAAAACATCTATGGCAATGACAAATACTGCAAGAGCAACGTCTCTTAAGTATGACTCAAGTGAATGGGCAAGGATCTGGAAAGAAAAGTTAATTGAACACAAATGGGATATAGAGCAATCTTTATTGTTCGGATCTCAAGTTTCACAAGGTGATTACAATTACACACAAGGTGCGATTGATTTCGTATTGAGTAATGGTAATGTGTTTAACTTAGATACAACAACTAAGACAGCTGATGATTTCCTAGACGATCTTTCAAATTACGTTGATCCTAGATACAATAACTCACAAGCCACAGTATTTTTCTGTGACACAGCTACATATAACTGGATGCACAAATTAGGTGGTTACTTCAAAAATAATCTTGAAGTATCTCCTCAATTTAGAGCAGACATGGCTATTACTGGCAAAAAGAAAGCTTTTGGAATTGATATTACTACAATATCTACTCCTTATGGCGATATTAATGTTGCACGTAATATTCACTTAGATGGTAGCTCAGTGAAAATTGTAGGAATCAACATGAAAAATTGTGCATGGAGACCACTGGTCGGAAATGGTGTAAATAGAGATACCTCTGTTTACGTTGGTGTACAAACATTAGAAAACAGCGGAATTGATCGCAGAGTAGATCTCATTCTTACCGAAGGTGGAATGGAATTTCAAATGCCTGAATCTCATGCTGTTTGGAAAGCATAGGAGGTATAGAAAATGGCAAGTCCAATGTATGGTCAAAATAAAGCTGATAAAAAGATCGACAATTCTGTTTATACTTTAGTCGGTCCTATATTCTCTATTGCTGCTGCTGATACTACTGTTAGTGACAGGTATGGTCATGTAGAAATTCCTGCAGGTTCATATGTTACAAAAGTAGCATTGGAAGTAACAACAGTTGCCTCTGGCGGCACACCTGGAACTACTCAATATGATGTAGGAAGCGAAGGCGATCCTGATTTATTCTTAGATGATGTAGATGGTGCTGCTGCAGCTACAGGTT